TTCACCAGCTTTATTAAGATCATTAAGTGCACTTCCAGCATTTTGCGCATCTTTTTGCTGCTGATTATCTTGACCACCTCCCGGAGGAGGATTCTGAAGCATTGGAGGGACACCACTGCCGCCACCGCCGGCAGGTATATTTGCGATTGATGTCTGGATAGCAGTAAGCATACCATACACACCAACGCTAGTATCAGCCGGAGGTGCAGATAATGCAGCTTTAAAAGCTTCTGTCAATATTGCTTGATCTGACGCGTCTAATGCCATTTATACACTCTAGTTATTATACATAATTATGCATCTCCCAAGTTTTAATCAGATAACTTTTTCATAATCTGTTCTTGGAATTTAGCAAAATTCTTTGATTCATGGTCTTTGTTTGCAGGCGACGGCTCGCTGTTCTTTGAAAAATGTTTAAGCAGTCTTTCCATGTACCACTTTCTGTACCTTACAGGAAGGTCATGAATATCACTTAAACTCATTCTAAGATGCATCATGAGTGCAAAAGACTCTTCAAGATATATTTCTCTATAATTACTAGGAAGGCCAAAAAAACTCTCTCGACAAGGGAACTGACACCGAGGAAGCGCTTGTGCAATTTTCACAAACTAGGTTATGCTGCATTTTTATTCCGGGCTCATTTTCCTTCATGTATTTTCTAAGCTGTCTAGAGTCGTAGGCCGGCATATTAAGAACAAAATGTCTAATCTTGTTTTTATCTGTAATGTGATCTATTTGTATGATCGACGCTTCTAAATTTGATGTGACATTGTTTTCAGTAAAATTTTCAAAGTGCTTTTCCATACGCTCTCTTACTTTGACCATTTCTTTTTCATCACCAACTGTTAGAAACTTAAAACGCACCTTCTTTTTTGTAACAGGCAGTTCATATTCAAAAATATTCTGTCCTGGATTTACTGGATCTATTTCTAAAAACTTAATTGCTAACTCGCTTAAATTCACGCTTTCTTTATTTAGGTGATTACAGTGCGGACAGTTAACTGAGATATTATAATCTGGTCCGTATCCTGTTATTCTAACAGCAACCATAAGAGAGTTTCTATCGCCTAACAGAAGTTCATCTACGTTTATCGATTTATTAACTATACAAGATTTTATAAGTGTATTTAGAGTCTCACCTTTTTTAAGTAGTGCAGCAGAAGTAAGTATATCCTCTTCCTTAGCAGTCATTGCCTTGATATCAATCGTTTCTGCTTTATAAAGCTGTGAGTCCGGATTGTACACTACACCTTGTGAAGGTAGTGGGACTGTCTCAACAGGTACTTCCCATCCGAAATCATCTTTCATTATATTGGACTTAGGTATGTGTTCGCTCATAATTTTCTCCTACTTCATATTGTAAAGCACAACAAACATCAGTAAAATAAAAAGCCGGCTGGTACCGGCTTTAAAATTAGATATTATAAACTCAATTTAGAATTGCATAACACAATTGTCAACTGCGAGTGTTAATGTCACCTTCATGATCTCGTCACTTTCGTAAGACAGTGAACCGAACGTGGCATTTGTAATTATTGCCCCTTTAATATCCCACAATTCTACAACTGTCCCAACTGGATCAAGCATCTTAAGTTGCAAGTCACGTTTATAGAAATCAGCATATCCAGCACGACCAGATACAGACTCGTAATGAGTTCTAATCCACTCCATTACTTGTTGTGCTCCTGAAGGTGCAATCGGATCATGAAGATCTACAGTGATATCACTCCACTTAATCTTTCCGTTTGATATCATTCGATAACTATTAATAAATTTAATTTCGGTGCTTCCAATCGTAGCATCAGGCCTCTTTGTACTGGTAACTAAAAAAGAGTCAATACCTTCAATTGCAAGAACCCATCGATAACCTCTTTTGGGCTCAAACTTATTTGGAAGCAAGTCTGTTACTGATAATGTTTCGGCCATTTTTTTCTCCTAATCGGTGTTTATAATTATCCGTTAAAAAAGTTTTTAAATTACTGCACCAGCATTTGTAACAACAAAGTCTAGTGAAATGAATTCTGCGGTTCTTGTAGGCTGCAAGAATATTTTTCCGCGGATTGTATTATTTTCTACATCTGCTTGAGTTGTAGTTGTTGTGTCAATGACAACCTTAAAGCGATCAACACCACTTTTCTCTTGCACACTTTGCAAAATAGGATTAACAAGTGCGCTAAATTTCTCAAGCGTTTCAACACGATTCGGCTCAAACAAAAGAGAATTCGCAACATTTTTAACTTTTCGTCTAATGTCAATAAGCAATCTTCTTACATTAACACGATCCAAAGCTGATGGGCTAGCAAGTAGTGTCTTCTGCCCCCAAACAACTGTACCTGTTCCAGGAAATGCTGTTAGAGGATTAATATCAGCAGAATACAAGTCGTCTAAGTTTGTTCTATTTAGTCTTACAGCAGCCAATTCAACAGCTTCTAGTGCACCTCTAGAGAAACCAGCTGGTGCAAACCAAGGATGTGCAATTTGGTCGTTAAGAGAAAATGCGCCCAATACAGCAACAGAAGGTGCTACCTGAACATTTCCTAGCGTTGTAGGATCTTGAACGATTACATCAGGAAAGTATGCTGCAGCAAATGACGAATCTAAACCTCGATTAGTAAAGTTATTTACTGTGTTAAGTACGTGAGGTCGTTGTGCTGACGATGTAATTACAGTATTTAAAACGTCACGTTCTTCGATATCCATTATATACATGGCATCAAATCGATTCTCTACTGCTGTAATTGCAAAGTCTGTCACTACTGGATGTCTTATCCCTGGAATTGCAAGGAGTTTAATATCAACATCTGATTTTGACCCCATAATATCTACTGCTTTTCTATAAGCTGCAGACGATGAGTCATCTTTGCCAAATTGCCCTGTTGTATCAGTCATTTCTCTTACAACTGAAGTATTGGACATTGCTAGTTTATCTGCATTAAATATGTTTAACCCATCAAAACCACCTTGCATGACAACTGTGAATTTAGAATACCTAACATTTCCAACTCTCTTTAGGTCACTAACTCTCCAGTGTCTAAGTTTTGCAGCGTCATCAGCAGCTTTATTACCCGGTCTATAAAATGATGCGCTCAACCAGTATTCCGGATCAGCGTGGGTGTCACTTCCTGTTCTTACTAAAAGCTTTTCTAAAGAAAATTTATTATTATTAAATAAGTCGCAGTCAAGAATTGACCCGTTGACGTTTGCAACACCTGGGTTTTCAAGAACTCTAAATTTTGTTGTGTCTGTTCTAAAATCTGGAAAATTCTTAACATAAGTTTCATATGACTCATTAAAGAGACTCGGCTTATTAGGTTCAGCTGGAACTGTTTTTTGACTAGTCTGTGTTCCCCAGTAAAGTCTAGAATCAGATCTTTTATTGATACCTATACCCAGTGATATTGTATCTCTGTAAGGAATAGGAGGTTCGGTTAAACCTTGAACAGATGTTGATGTTGTGTATGCAGCTGCATCTTCATTACATAACATAGAACCTGACGTTACAAGATGCCCTGGGCCTCTAAATCCTACGGGCAATGCTTCTTCTGGTACTGTTCCTGCCCTGAGGTCATTTGAAGGTAAGATTCTGATAAAATTTGATCTTACTGGATAGTCACCATCAACAATTATTTTTTGGTCGCTGACAGCATTGTCAAAATCAAACCTAGTCTTTTGATCTCCGATAACACGTGCTATGTAGCGATCAGAGTTTAGATCTAATGATAATCCTCGGTAAGACTCAAGAACTTTTCTTTCCTCGTCTGTGTCTCGAAAATCTCGTACTATTAGATCAAAGGAACCGTATTTGTCTGATGTAGATGTGGATACTTTTAAATTTTCAATCGATATCTTGTGTTTCGTATTTGCAAAAGCACCATCAGAAAGAGATTCGACTCTAAACAGATTAAACGGTACGCCTCCAAAGTTTTGAGATATAATTGAAGGTGTTGCAGGTGTTTCAAATCTGTCTCTAAAATCTTCGTAGTCTGGAACATTTGCGTCAGCTGCTCCTCTCGGCTTAGAAGATGTAAGTAAAAGTGCAATGTCTTGCATTGTGCCTGCAGCGTCATACCCGTAGCCATTTCTTGGATCAACTGCACCAGAACCGGTTGCAACTGCAATGCCGTTATGGATATCGTAGTGACCATAAAGTAAATGTCCTTCTTTCTCTAAGTCAAGTGGGTTTGTATTAAACACATTTGCAAAGTAAGAAGGTGAAGACATGTCAAAAGAAGCAGTAATTATATTTTTCTCTGTATCTTTTAAACCATTAAGCAGCAAAGTAAAGTTTTGTGAGCTTAATATCATAGATCCTGTAATCCCACCTTTGCTTGGAAATATTTGGCCGGCTCCTGCTGTTGCTGCTGTGGCGGCAACTGGATGACAATCATTTGCTGTACCTGATCCTGATAGAGATAATGCAACACCTGACGGTGCTAGCAAAACACCCCTTAAGATTGGAATTGCTCCACCACTTCCGCCTGCTAATGATTGAGGTGATGAAGGCTTGACTATAGCCCCTACTGATGTAAGTGTATATCCATTACCTGCAACACCTATGCTATTTGCTTCGATTGTTATTTTATTAACATTTCTTGTTGCTTTAATTCCATGTGTTCCAGCTGCAGCAAAAATTCCGCTTAAAGCTAATTGTCTAGATGCTGCTGTAAAATTACCACCAGATGGTCTAGCTTGACCGTTTGGATCAACACCATTAAGAACATAAGTTATGAGCTGTGCCAGATCTGCGTCGTCAGCAGGTTCGCCTGCAGCATTTTTTAGTCTAACTGTGTCGGCAGCAGCACCTGCAAATGCGCCTGTCTCCATAGAAACTGTCAAAGTACCTGTTGCAGTTGCACCGTTACCGGCTGGAATGACAATTGTAAAGTTAAATGCAGAATTAAACAAG